GTCGGCACCGCGGTGCGAGTGCTCTCGTCGAAGGTGAAGACGTGCGCATAGGGCGAGGCCACCCCGGTCACCGTGTCCTGCCCCATCAGGAAAGCCAAGGACCAGCCGGCCAGCCAGGGCGAAAGCTCAGCCTTGAGGCCGGTGAAGTTGGTGTCGTAGCTGGTGATCTGGCCGTTGGTGGCAAAAGCGGTCCCTTTGCCGGCATAGGCGATGTCGGAGCGGCGGGTGATCTTGCGCTCCAGAACAGCCGCTCCGTCGAAACGCTGGCGCTGGGTAAGCGCCGCGTCGGCCAGCGCGGTATTCCACGCCGCCTGGCTGTTGACGCTGAGCATCAGGTTTCGGGCGGTTTTCCATTGCGATAGAAAATTGTACGGTCCGGCCATTACTTCACCTCGTGCGAAATTTCAGAAGCGGTTGGAGCGTCCGTGTGGCTGGCGGGCGCGGAGATGACGTGTGTGACCGGAGCGGCCGCTGCCGGCGTGGCGGCGACGGGCGCGGTCGGCGCAATCTCGAAGATGGGCTGGCCCTGATACTGCTTGAGCGAAAGCACGCGCCGCCACTCGCTGGAGAGCACGCGCACCGGGTTCGAGCCCGTGAAAACGTAACTAAAATGGCCGTTGGCGATGCGGACGGTCGCGCTGGAGCCAGCGTAGTTGAGGCCCGCGGCGCTCAATTGCACCTGGACGAAATCGGAAGCTGCTGTCGTCATGATCCAAACCTCGCATTGGGGCCATCGAATTGCGCAATGCCATTGATCTGCACCGTGATGGCGAAGAGCTGGTCGACCGGCCCATCCTCGGTGATGACCGGCGAAACGCCTTTGAGTGTGAGCGGCAAGGTGCTGGAGCCATCAGCCAGCGCCAGCCGCGCGCCGGCCAGTTGATTCACCGTGGTCTGGACTAGCACCAGTGTCTGCAAGCGTTCGTCGGCCTTGGAGCGCAGGCTCGATTCGAAGCACATTACCTCGAAGGGCATCCCGGCTTCGTAGGTGAGCCGCTGATTGTCGCGCAGATTGTTGTACTCCGCTCCGCCAAAGCGCACGCGGATAGAAGGGGGCTTGAGCGCCAACTGGCCTTGGGCATTGAAGTCCTTGTCGCCGATCGAGTCGATGTCCACCGGCACCGGAGCGGCCACCGTGCCGTAAGCCGTGGGCATCACGCTTTTGAGCAGCGCAATCAGCGCCGCCTCGACGTGCGGAATCTGGAGTTGCGAGGGCACGCCGCTCATTCCGCGCCTCCCAAGCCAGCCGCGGCCTGGACCCAGCGAATGAAGCGGTTGACCAGGCTCTGGATGCGGCCAGGATCTTCGGGACGAAAAACGAGGTAAGGCCGCGCCGGAATGTTCTGGTGGCGAGTGTGCCCGGCGACGTGGACGCGCATCTGGTTACGCGGCCCGGCAATCGCGCGGTTGACGATCTGGCGGCGTTGCGCCTGGTTGACGATGGCCTGGCGCCCGATGCCCAAGCTGGCCGACAGACGGCCGTAGCTGTGCTCTTTGACGGTGACCGTGGCATCCTGCATTGCCTTGGTGCGCGGGCCGACGCCGACAGCGCCGCGATCGCGCGAGCCAAACTGGTGGACCGGCCCGTACTTCAGGCTGGTTCCGATTACCACTCTGCCCGGCTCGGCATCGAAGCCGATAGAGTTTACCAAGTCGTGGCTCTTAATCAGAAGCTTGTGACCCGCTCCGTATATTTTTGGGTTGCTCTTGATGGTCGAGGGCGCCAGCGGCATCCAGGAGCCGGCCGGAGAACCCTGCTCGCGGAAGGTGCGCCGCACGCTCAATAGCATGGACGCTCCAATATCCTTCATCAGCTCGCCATTCTGCGCCAGCGAGAGACGGAACTTGCCCAGCGCGATCTTCACGTTGGCGTCGTCGATCTGGACAACTTCGGCGTTCATACAAAACCCTCGATGTGGCGATCGCTGAAACGCAAGTGCCGGTCTTTGTTCGAGATCGTCGGGCCGCCCAGCGAAACCTGCGGCTGGAGCGAGGTGGACGGCTGATCGAGCGAAGCCTTGGCGGCCGCAATGTCCTTCAGGAACGCAATAGCCTGGTCAAAGCGCTGCTGCGCCGTCTCGCCGATCGTGGTTTCGCGCCGCCGACTGAAGAGCAGGTAAATGGCGATGTCCAGCGTCAACGCCTTCACATCGTCGGATTGCTGCAGCGGAGTGACATAGCGATCGCGGCAGTAGCTCTCCACGCGGCCTGACGCCTCTTCGAGCGCCGCCGCGGTAACCGCAGCCGTAGTGGCTGCATCGGTCGCGGGGATGCCGCTCGGAACATCCACGGTCAGCTCGGTCAGGTCCTTCGCCGTCAGGCGAAGAGGGACCAGATCGGCTTGGGTCGCGTAGGCCATCGCTAGTTTTCGTCCGTCGCGGCTTCAATCAATCCGCGCTTGAGCAGCCCCGCGGCGCGCTGCTCGGAAAAATCAGCCCTCGATCCACGGATGTAAATGCAGTGGTCGAAAACAAAGCCCGCGAGGATGCGATAACTGGCAATCCCGCCCGGCGCTTCATCTTCAGATGCCTTTTTCTTGGTCGCCATAGTCGTGCTCCATGTCGATATTGGGAGCCGGCGCGCCTCGGAAGACGCGCCGGCTGGGGGTTACAGTGCGAATCAGCCCTCGATGTCGCCAGGGATCGTGCCCATGGTGGGAGCGACGCTCAGCGCGTTGAGCAGGGGGATGCCCGTTTCCGGGGCCGTGGCGCGGAGGTCGTAGTACCAATCCACCGACTGCCAGTACTTCTTTTCCGACAGGTGAGGCTCAATCCATTCCAGGACGCCGTAGCCGTCCACGGTCGAGGGAGGCGCGGCAATGGTGGCGCCATTGCCATCCGTTCCGCCCGTCCAGACGAAGGTTTTGGCGCAGGAAACATCGTCCTGGGTGGGCGCGGCCTGCGCGTAGCCCAGGAAGGCGTTGCTGCCCCAGACCCAGGAAGCCACATTCTGCCGGTTGAGCAGGATGGCGCTTCCCTGGATGCACTTGACGCGGAAAACCTGCGAGAGCTGATCGAGAGAGATCGAGCCCGGAGTCGTGTACTTGAAGCGATTGATGATGTCAGGGTGATTCTGCAGGGCGACGACGACCGGATCACTGAGCATCAGGGTCATATCGGCATCCTGCACACCGGCCTGGCGAAGAATGGCCTTGGCCGCTTCGACCTGCACGATGGGATGAGAGCCATCCGTGCCGGCGCCCGGAACCGCGGGGTACTTGTCCCACTGGTTATTGGTCCCCGCGCTGAGGTCGATGTAGTTGGGAAAGTTGGTCTCGCTGAGCAGCAGCTTGGCGATCGCGACTTCGCGGTCCAGGTTGATCTGCGAGATGAGCTGCTTGGTGAGCTGCTTGCGCGTCGAGAAGCCCAAGCCCAGGCCGTAGCTCTCGCTCTCGAAAGGCACATCGCCTTCCAAGGCGTGAGACGTGGCCATGTAGGGCGCCGTCGAATAGCCCCGGCGTACAGACTGCGGCCTGCCACCAGGGGCGCGCTGTGTGCTTCCCGGCAACTTTATGTCATCGCGATTCCAGACGACATACTGAAAAGACTGCCTCGCCACGGGCACGCGCGGAGCGAAGATGTCGCCCACCAACGCATTGTTGCGGAACTCTTTGGCGTAATTCGCCAGTGCCACATTGAGAGCCCCGGCCGGCATGGTTCCAACGTAACCGCCCATTTACATCCTCCAGCCGCGCTTGCGGCAGTTCGTGCTTTGATTGCGCCGTCGGGGGCTCGACCATCAGCCGAGCGCCCGGCGGAAAAGGTTAAACCTCGCTCAGCGCCGCGCCGCCCACCAGGCTGCGCACCATCCAGAGGCCGGCTACGGCTTCCAGCTCCACGCCATCCCCGATGGCTGCAAAGGTCACGGTGTCTTTGGCGCCGATGATGATGTTCGCGGTGGTTTTGATGGTGTGCGCGTGGGCCGTCTCGGCGACGATGAAGAGCCGGGTGCCATCCTGCGCATTCGCGGCCGCGGGAGAGGCCAGGGTCATGGCCAGCGCGCCCGCGCTGCCGATACCGTAAGTGCCACCCACCACGGGAATCGCTCCGGCGGCGGTGAGGTGCGTAACCGCATCGCTGGCGGGAAGCGCAAAAGCGCCCAGGCCGACGACGAAAACGCAGATGTAATCCCCGGCCGTGGAAGTGCCTTCCAAGGCGACCGCGATGACCGGCTGACCGGCCGTTGCGGGCACCAGCTGCGCGGCGGCGTTATTGGTCAGGGGCTGCAAAGCGTTGATTGCTCCACCCACCTGGGCCACCGTCTGGCCGAATTCGATCACGCTGATCGCCTCAGTGGTAGCCACCGCATCTTCCGCGATGAGGCCCACGCAAGCGCTGGCCAGCGTGGTATTCAACAAAGCGTGATAAGCGTCCGTTCCGTAGGTCACGGCCAGGCCGCGCTGGTAGCCGGACGAGCTGGAGGGGATGAGGCTTTCCTCGATGTTGACGCCCTTCGGCCCCTTGGTTTCAGTGTTGATGTTCGCCATGTGCCCTCCTGGGGCTGAGTGTTTGAGAGGTTTGGTGCGCGCCGGCCGCGAAACTCGCTGGTCCGGCGCACCCACTCGTTAAAGTGCAGTAACGCGATAACGCT